TTTCATTGTTGATTTTTGAATCGAATTTTTTGTAGACGGTTTTCCGTATCTTTTCTTGAAATTCTTCGGACATACATGGGTTTTCAACTCCGTAGTTCTTTAAACACGTTTGTTTAGATTTTTCCCTCACCGATATAGATTGAAATGGATATTCTACTCCATATTGATTAAACATCGCTAATCTGGATTTTTCTCTAACTTCTTCTAATTGTAATGCGGAATTGACACCATGGTTTCTCATACAAGTTTGCTGTTTTCGTTCTTTGATTTCATCGGATTGACTTGCGTTTTCAACTCTATACTTGCTAAACATTGTACGCCGCCCTTTTTCTTTAATTTCTTCTGATTGAAGCGAATACTCAAAGCCATAACGATCAATACAACTTTTTTTAGATTTTTCTTTAATTTCTTCTGATTGCATTGGGTATTCGACGCTATGGTTCTTTAAGCAAGTCTGTCTATATTTTTCTTTAATTTCTTCAGATTGCATTGCATGCTCAACATCATGGTTCTTTAGCATAGTCTGACGTTTTTGTTCTTTACACAATTCAGAATGCAATGCATGTTCTACACCATGTTTACTAAACATAGCAGCTTTGAATTCTTCTGTCCCAAACGTCATACCAGTGTTGTTATGATGGTTCAACCACTGCTCTGATGCAGCGCAATCGTTTTCAGTTAAGAATTTGGTTTCATAGTCATATACATCACCGACTTCATCTATTGTCTTAATTTCAACCACAACAAACGCATCAATTCCATCGTCTTCGATTATTTGTTTCACAGTAGAAGAACTGGTGCAATAACCATCTTCGGTCATGAACTCTGCTGGATTACATCCTTTAGCATAGCGACAACCGGCATATCTTTTGCTGGAAGCAACGTGTTCAATGACGTAAAAATATGGGACGTGTGGATAAATAGAATTGCTGGACATAGTTGTCTCCTTGATAACGGTTGAATAAGTCTAGGGGTAGCAGAGATTAACGGTCTCGTGGCTACCATCTATTTAATCATGAAGAATTTTGAACTACGGATGGTTTCTGTGATACAATAGAACCATCGAAACAAGAAAAGAAACTTTACAAAATGGAAAAACTTTCAAAATCAGGAACTCGGACTATTTTTCTTGACCTTGATGGAGTCGTGTATAACTTCGACTCCATGTGGCAGAAGATGTTTATGGTGGACAAACGCATCCCTACGGATCGTAAAACTCGCAATGAACGGTGGCAGAAGTTCGTGGATGAAAAATGCTTTGAGAAACTGGAGATGCTTCCCGATGCCATGCATCTGATTGAGTCTCTGAAGGAATACGAACGAAAGGGACTGATTTGCGTCGAGATTCTTTCATCTGCAGGCGGCAAGCATACCATTGCAGAAGTGCGTCAACAGAAGCTTCGGCATCTGAAGGCAGATGGCATCAAGTGGAAGACAAACATTGTTGACCAGAGCAGCCACAAGGCTGAATATGCCCGCCCCGATGCACTCCTGATTGACGACTACAAGACCAATACGGATGCTTTTGTTGAGGCTGGTGGTCAGGCAATCCTTTATTCTGGCTCGGTGGATGAAAAGTTCACCAAATCTCTGCTACAATTCATCCATACCACTCAGAAGGATATTTTCACCAATGCTTGAACCAATTAACGTGTATATTGTTGCCAAGCGCAAACAATACAACATGGATGACAAAGCCAATGCTCTGCTGAATGTCATCATGGCCGATCATTCCTCATGCGGTCTGAGAAACCCATTGTCTGATGCCTTGGATACCTTGGTTCAGGATGCCTTGGGTATGGAAACATTTGACTGGATTGAATGGTGGATGTATGAGACAGACTTTGGTTGTAAGAACATGACATATACCGTTGCTGGCGTTGACTATGATCCGACCCAGCAGTCTTTCCAAGAGTTCTTCCAGACAATCACCACTTCCTGAAGAAAGAAAACTACATCATGTGGCTGTGTATGAACAATGGGATGGTTTCCATCGTAGAGGATAAACTGGATTCTCAGATGGTCTATGTCCGCGCCCGACAATCCAAGTTCCTGCATTCCTTTATGGGTGAGGCGCAGAAGGCAGATGTTGTCTTCACCAAGGACAGGGACTATCAGTATCGAATTCATGTAACCAAGGCATATGCTGGTTTCCGTGTGGCTGAGCATGTCATGAACATCAACTATACGAACTTCAAAAATTCGGTTCCAGATGACATGCCTGACCTGAAAGCAGCATACCATAAAATATGGGCAACTGGTATGAATGAACTGGATTCAAGGTCTGTCCATACAGTATGGGATGTGCTACAGAGTAAATAGCATGTCAGCAATACAAAAGGACTCTCTGGATGCGTTTCTCTTTTTCCGTTGAATTGATTTCGTCTGATTAGTTCCTTCAAGAAAGGGCAGCAAGGTTTATTCTTTGCTGCCCTTTCTGTTTTCTGGCTCCCTTTTACAAACACAAAACAGGAGATTCCGAATGGGTCGTAGCAGAAGCAATACCACTGGTCGCAACGGGGCACGTGGTTCCGGTCATCCAATCGCAGTCAAGAAAACAACCAGTCGCCCTCGCCGTGGTTCCTCAAGGTCAGTCATGCCAGAGGACGATGAAATTATTGTCCCAATTCAACCACAAGTCAGGAAGTCATTTCACCTGAAGGATCTGAAGAATCTGGCTCCATTGACTGACAATCAGGCCATTGCTTTTGAGGAATGGGATCGCGGGCAGAATCTGATTATGGATGGTTACGCCGGGACCGGTAAGACCTTTGCTGGAATGTTCTTGGCCCTCCAGACAATTCTTGACCCAGATACTCCCCAGAAACGAATCATCATCGCCAGAACACCGGTTCAATCTTTTGAGGTTGGTTTCCTGAAAGGAACCGAAGAAGAAAAAGTTGCGCCATTTGAGGCTCCATATCGAGCAATCTGTGCGGAACTTTTCCCATGGAAAAATTCCTATGACTCCCTGAAGGAATTGGGTATGATTTCCTTTGAGCCAATGATTGCCATTCGCGGAGTGACAATGGACGATGCTGTGGTTATTGGAGATGAAATCCAGAACATGGACTCTGGGCACTTGGAGACTCTGATTACCCGTGCTGGTCGGAACACTCGAATGATTTTCTGTGGTGATGATTGCCAGAATGACTTGGGCAAGACATCCGGCATCAAACAATTTCTCTCCATTGCTCGTCGTATGAGGTCAATGTCTATTGTTGAGTTTGAAATCAATGATATTGTACGATCGGGACTGGTTCGCGAATACCTCTTGGCAAAATACTCAGGAAGCTACTGATGGTCTGATTGGCATGGTTTAAATAATCCAATACAAAGGAAACAAAAACCATGCCAATACTAATTCTATCAATCATGCTTCGCCTCCCGGCATGGATTCTTTTCGGCGGCGACATCTCTGTTCAAAAGAAAGGCAGCAAGGAATGAAAGCAACCGAGAATGCAATCAGCCTGATTCGAGTCTTTGAAGGATTCCGGGAGAATGCATATCAGGATGTAATTGGAGTCTGGACTATTGGATATGGGACAACCCGATATTCTGATGGCAAGGCGGTTCAGAAGGGCGAAAGAATCAGTAATGAGGCTGCCGTTTCTGAACTGACATATCATGTTCAGGAAAAAATCATTAAACCAATGGAAAAGCTAATCAGGGTCACTCTGAACCAGAATCAGATTGATGCATTGGTTTCCTTGATCTATAACATTGGAATTGGTAATTTTTCAGAATCGTCAATGTTGAAGTTCATCAATTCTGGTGAATTTGAAAAAGCAGCAGGTGAATTTTCTAAGTGGAGAATGGCAAATGGTAAGGTGATCAATGGTCTGGAGCGCAGGCGGGGACAGGAGGCCGCGCTTTTCAGAAAAGAGTAATCAAATATCAACGAAAAGGAAGAACAGATGGCAACCACACAGCAACTCAGAGCCAGTATGCCAGCGGCATCCAGACCCGAAATGTTATCGGGTATCAACGCGCACTTCTTCCCCGGACACCCACGGGTTATCCAGACGTTCTTTCATCTGCATGGTGAAATCACTCTGGATTCCTGTTCAGATATTATTGAGGGTATCATTGAGTGCAATACCCCTCAGTTTGAGGTGGATGAAAATGAATTGGGTGAGGAAGTATTGGTTGAAACCCCAGCAGAAGACGTGATAAATCTGCTGATTACCAGCCCCGGAGGAGACATGGCAGCATGCTTTGCCTTGATTGAAGTCATCAAAGGCTCCAAGATTCCAGTCAGGACAATTGCTATTGGCGAAGCGTCCTCTGCTGGTCTGTGCATCCTGATGGCAGGACATCAGAGGGTAGCCACGCCATACACATCCTTGATGTCGCATGCCTTTGCAACTGGTGCTGAGGGGCCATACCATGAACTCAAGAATGCCGCCAGTCAGTTTGATGCATATTTTGCCAAGATGGTCAATCTCTACTTGGAGTTCACTGGGTTGGACGAATCTATCATTCGGAATGAACTCCTGTCTCACTTTGACAAGTGGATGACTGCACCACAGGCAAAAACATACAATTTTATTGACTTGGTATCAGATTTGGCTTGATCTTGGCATCTTTCTGTGGTAGAATTTAGACAGTTGCATAAAAGCAACAGTTTTACAACTACCACAGAAAGACCCAAGACAGATGAGCACAGCAATCCCAGAAACCACCACTATCCTGAAACTTGTCAACGGCGATGAAATCATTGGCAAGGTCATTGAGCATGAGACTCATTTTGAAGTCAAGAAGGCTCTGCAATTGTTCAAGATGCCAGATCGAGATACGGGCCAGATGAAAATTGGCATGGCAGACTACATTCCATATGCGCATACCGAAATTGGCATCATGCGAGGCGGTGTTGTTGCTGTGGCGATCCCTCAGACGGAACTGGCGAATCAGTATGTCGAAGCCACTGGCGAAATCATCCTTCCAAATACCCAGATTATCACGGGGTAAAATCACCATGAAGAAAACAGGCAAAGAGGCTAAGTTTCTGATGCGCCTGATTAAAGGTGCTGAACTCAGTCGGAAACAAGCCAAGGCTCAATACAAACTTGGTAATCCAAGCGCAACCGTGCATCGTCTGATCACTCAGAAAAATGCTGCCATCACCCGAGAATATGTCTCGCGAAGGATCAATGGGTCAATGCGCCGGATCGTGAAGTATTCCTTGGCATAAGGAATGCCTCTAAAACGCACCAGAACGCCCTACAAGGCGTTCTTTTTGTAAATCAATAGGGGAACCTATGTTTTGTGTTAGATGCGGCTCCAGCCGCACCAGAAGGCGTGGACAACCCAACGCCAAGACCAACCCCAATCGGTATCGTTATTCCTGCAATGACTGTGGTGATAATTTCTATACCATCCTTGGGGTTGTATCAGAAGAAACTGGCGATATTCAAGAGGATAACACCATCCACCATAATCATCATCAAGAAGATTCTGATGCTGAAGATGATTATGCCTATGATGGCGTCTCTCCAGAAAATGTGATTGATGAGGATGCATACGAGGCTATTGGGTCTTATATGCGAGATGATGGTTACATCCAGATGATCAAGTCTCATAAGAGAATCGTCATCACCACAGCACAGAACAATGCAGAAGTTGATCAGCAGTTCTTGGCAACCCTTCAGTCATACTGCAAGGACAAGTCAGCCAGTCTGGTTGTTATTCCGGTTCGATACAAAGCCCCCGGCTCAAATCAACCCGATATTGCCTATGACCCGCTGATTGAACCTTACTGTGTGGACAATAACATCCACTTTGAGAATAATCAATTGGTCATCATGGGCGGTCTGAAGCTACTGGCAACAGCAGTTAACCCATTGGCATCAATGGATGCCTTCTCAAAGGGAAACTCACTGATCTTGGGGCATTCTCAATATCAACTCAGGACTCTGGCTCGTGGTAAGGATAGGAAGTATCCTCCGATCATCACAACGACTGGTGCAGTTACCAAGCAGTTATATTCATCTACCAAGAGTGGTATCTCTGCCGACTTTAATCACTCGATGTCTGCCGTGGTGGTTGAACTGTTGGACTCTGGAGAGTGCTTTATTCGTCAGTTGAACTATGATGATGTCTCTGGTGGATTCTGTGACTTGGATACAGAATACATTGGACATGAAATTCGCCCAACCAGAGCCGATGTATGCGTCACCGGGGATAGCCATGTTATTTTCCATGATCGGGAAGTCTATCATGCAACCTATGGAGCCAATGGTCTGATTCATGCTGTCCAACCCAAGTATTGGGTCATTCATGATGTGCTGGATTTCAACAGCCGTTCCCATCATACATCCGGAGATCAGTTTGTCTCCTATATGAAGCACATCAAGGATTGGGGCAATGTCAGGGCCGAAATCGAACAGGCGATTGACTTTATTGTGGATAACAGACCCACTGATTGTCAGGCTATTGTCGTTGGTTCCAACCATGACATTCACTTGGACAAGTGGCTCAAAGAGACCGACATTCGCAAAGACCCAATGAATGCCAAATTGTTTCATGAGTTGTCATATCTGATGTATGACCATATGGACAAGAACAATGGAGAGATTCCTGCTGCGTTGGGGGTATATTTCAAGACCAAGCGAGGGTATGACTCCGGGGCGGTTCGATTCCTGAAACAGTTTGACACATTCAAGATTCACAACATTGAATTGGGGATGCATGGGGATGCGGGGAGGAATGGCTCTCGTGGGTCTCTGAGGCAGTTTACCGATATGCCTGACAAGACGGTTACGGCGCATTCGCACAGTCCCGCGTGCAACAAGGGGTCATATTGCGTAGGGACATCATCCATCTTCCATATGGGTTATGTCAAATCAGCATCCACATGGGATCATGCACATTGTCTGATTTTCCCCAATGGAAAGCGTCAGCTTGTGTTTCTCAGGGATGGTGAATTCCGAATGAACTAAAAGAAAAGGGGCTTAAATGCCCCTTTGTTCATTTTGGGTGAACTCTGGCATGCCATACCCGAATCAACTTACCGCCACTGGCCGTGTATTTTGGTTGGGGATGAATGGTGAACTTGTGTGAATGGTCAAACAGATATTCAAGCTCATCTTTGTTCCGGGAAATCGAATCCACATACATACCACCCTTGAAGCCCTCTGGAACATGGATATGCAGTAGGTCATGAACGCCGCCCTCATGATTTGCTTCCAGTTCTGTGGAATGCTTTTCCTTGGCAAACCCAGCAGCAATTGAAAACTTCAGACTTGAAGACAAGAATGTTGGTGCATGAAATATTGATTCCTTCTGCCCGTTATTGGTTGCGGCCATGATGTTGGTGCGCTTGGATACTCCTGTGAATACATCAAATGACTTGCTCAGGGGAGGTGCTTTGGAAATGTCATGACTGATTGCATTTGCATGCACCTCCAATTCTTCTGGAGTTTCCTTGAACATACTGCGATTGGTTTCTGTTTCATTGTATTTGTCCCCCAAGTGGGTATTGACTTCCT